TGTTCCTGAGACAAGAATGCCTGGTGGTGGAGATGGTTTTAATCTTGGTAGATCATCAGAGATATTAAGAGATGAATTGCAGTTTGCTAAATTTGTAGGTCGTTTAAGAAAGAGATTTGCAAATTTATTCAACGATCTTTTAAGAACACAATTAATTCTTAAAAATATTATTGCTCCAGAAGATTGGACTGAAATTAGCGATCATATTCAATATGATTTCTTATATGATAATCAATTTGCTGAACTTAAAGAATCTGAATTATTAGAAGGAAGATTAGGTATATTAGCAACTATCGAACCATATATTGGTAAGTATTATTCTACTGAGTATGTTCGTAAGAAAGTATTACGTCAAACTGATGCTGAGATTATTGATATTGATGAGCAAATAGAAGATGAAATACAAAAAGGTATTTTACCAGATCCAAGTGCAGTTGATCCAGTAACTGGAGAACCATTACCTCAAGAAGGTGGAGGAGATCTTGGTCAAGTTCCTACTAATGGAGAAGCTCCAATGGTAGATCCTGAAGATGGAGATGGTGCAGTCTTACCTGAACCAAAGGGTGGAAAGATCTAGTATAAATAAAAATAAATTTAACATTAAATCATGGAAGATATTATTAATGCTATAGCAACAGATGCTTCTGCGTCTGAAGTTTCAGATGCTTTGAAGAATGCACTTTTTGCAAAAACAGGAGAAAGAATTGATGCTATGAAATCTAAAGTAGCATCTGCTATGTTTGATCAACCTGAAGCAGAAGTAGAAACAGAAGTCGAAGCAGAGGCAGAAACTGAAGTTGCTGATACACCAGAAGAAGAGGAAACTGAATAAAGATACTTAATTTAATAAATACAAGATAGTATTCTATATTCTATACAAGAAAAACTGAGGAACCAAAAAAATGAGTAGAATTCTCGTAAAAGGCGAACAAATAACTGTTCCAAATTCAGTAGGTGCTGCATCTAGTTTTAGTGAAGCAACTGTTGTACGTTTAGCAAATCCATCTGCTAACGACAGAGTAGTTACTGTTGCCGAAAATAACGGTGGTTCCGCTACGATAGGAACTTTCACAATATTAGCAGACACAACAGAATTATTGGAAAAAAATCCAACAGATGTAGTTTTCGTAAATGCAGGAACTGATGTGTTAGGTGCTAAAGTAGGATTTACAAATTAGGACTATGAAACTAATAACAGAAGAAATCTCAGACGTTAAATTTATTACCGAAGGAAAAGGTAGTAAAAAGAAAATGTATATTGAAGGTGTTTTCCTTCAAGGAGATCTAAAAAATCGTAACGGAAGAATGTATCCAGTTAACACTCTTGCAAAAGAAGTTAACAGATATAATGAAGCATTCGTTGCAAAAGGTCGTGCTCTTGGAGAACTTGGACATCCCGATGGTCCTACAGTAAACCTTGATAGAGTTTCCCATAAAATTACTTCTCTTCGTCAAGAGGGAAATAATTTTGTTGGTAAGGCACAACTATTAGAAACACCAATGGGTAAGATTGCAAAATCTTTATTAGATGAAGGTGTTACTTTAGGAGTTTCTTCTCGTGGTGTTGGTTCACTAAGAGAAAGCAGTAATGGATGCAAAGTTGTTGGCGAAGATTTTATGTTAGCAACTGCTGCAGATATTGTTGCAGATCCATCAGCACCTGATGCTTTTGTATCAGGAATTATGGAAGGAAAAGAGTGGGTTTGGGAAGGAGGAATCCTCCGCGAACAACTCGCATCTCAAACAAAAAAACATATTAATACACTTGTAGATCAGAAGGTACTTGAGGAACATAAATTGAATTTATTCAATGAATTCCTATCAAATCTTTAAGTTCTATAAATAAATACAGATTATCACCAATTTACTTAGGTAGCAAATTAGACAAAATGGAAAAAATCGAAGAGAACGTGGTGACCAAAGGTGCTAAACCTGCGGAACCAATGCAAAAAATGGCAGGAGGAGAAGTAGAGGATCTAGGCGGTCCTACTCCCGAAAACTATAAACCTGACGACGATTCAGCAAAACTAAAAACACCTGGTGCAACACTTAAGCAAGTTAAGGATGTTGTAAACAAGGGTGCTAAACCCGCAGAAGCTGGTAAAGGCATGAAAGAAGAGGAAGAAGTTGAAGGCGACGTAGTTGCTGAAGACGAAGCAAAAACTGATGAAGTTGTTGCTGAAGAAGAATCTTCTACAGAAGAAGTTGTTGCTGAAGCAGAAACTTCCGAAGAGGAAGTAATTGCTGAAGAGGAAGAAGCAGAAGAGGAAATTAATATCGATGAAGATATTAACGCACTCATCGCAGGAGAAGAACTTTCCGAGGAATTCCAAGAGAAAGCAAGAACAATCTTCGAGACAGCAATCAAGTCTAAGGTTGCTACCGTTAAGGAAGAACTACAAGAAGCTTATGAAAAAGTACTTGTAGAGGAAGTAGAAGCGGTGAAAAAAGATTTAACAACAAGAGTCGATTCATACCTTGAGTATGTTGCAGACGAATGGGTTAAAGAAAATCAACTCTCAGTCGAAGAAGGACTAAAGGCTGAAATGACTGATTCATTCTTAGATGGAATGAAGAAACTATTTGAAGAACATTATGTAACAATCCCTGAAGACAAATATGATGTCCTAGAGAGTATGGTAGATAAACTTGATGAAATGGAGTCAAAACTCAATGAGCAGATCGATAAGAACGTTGCTCTTAATAGAAGATTAGCAGAATCAGTTGCCGATGTAATTTTTGCAGAAGTAACAGAAGGATTAGCACTTTCACAGAAAGATAAGCTCGCTAAACTTGCAGAAAATGTTGAGTTTGATAGTGAAGATACCTATCGCGAGAAACTAGTTAACTTGAGAGAATCTTATTTCCCATCAAATACTAGTGCTCCCAAGAAAGACGACTCTGATACCCTAATTTCTGAAGGGGTTGAAGAACCAGTTAAGCAGTATTCTTCAAGAATGGATGCTTATCTTCAGACTCTAGGTAGAGTTGCCAATTCAAAAAAGTGATTTTTAGATTATAAAATCAAACTCGTATAAATTTCGCATAAAGGAAAAATCAAATGCAAATGTTCAACACTGAACAACTGCAGGAGAAGTGGGCACCCGTCTTAGACCACGACGGAATGGATCCAATTAAGGATTCCCATCGTAGAGCGGTGACTGCTATTCTGCTAGAAAACCAAGAAAGAGCTGTAAACGAAGAGAGAGAATTCTTATCTGAGCAGCCAACAAACGCTACACAAAGCACATCAACCGTTGCAGGTTTCTCTGCTTCTGCAGACGCACCTGTTGCAGGTTTCGACCCCGTATTAATCAGTTTAATTCGTCGTTCTATGCCAAACTTGGTCGCTTATGACCTAGCTGGTGTACAACCAATGAATGGCCCAACTGGTTTAATCTTCGCAATGCGTTCTAAGTTCCAGTCTATGGGTGGATCAGAAGCATTATTCGACGAAGCAGATACATCATTCTCTGGACAAAACGCAGGTTTCGACCTAGAGGGTACACGTTACGTATCTGGTGGTGGTGGAGAAGCAGTTGGTTTCGGTACAACTGGACCTACATCTGCTAACAATCCAGGTCTTCTTAACCCAGAGGGTTCACAGACTGCTACAACTTATCCTGTTGGTCAGGGTATGGGAACAGCAGAGGCTGAAGATCTAGGTACATCTAGTGACGAGTTCAACCAGATGGCATTTAGCATTGAGAAAGTTACTGTGACTGCGAAGTCCAGAGCACTCAAAGCTGAGTACAGTCTAGAACTTGCTCAAGACCTCAAAGCAATCCACGGATTGAATGCAGAAGCAGAACTTGCTAACATTCTTTCTACTGAGATTCTTGCTGAGATCAACAGAGAAGTTATCCGTACAGTATACAAAGCTGCTAAGTCTGGTGCACAGGCAAACGTTGCTTCAAACGGTACATTTGACTTAGACGTTGATAGTAACGGTAGATGGTCTGTTGAGAAGTTCAAGGGATTGATCTTCCAGATCGAAAGAGATGCCAACGCAATCGCGAAAGAGACTCGTAGAGGAAAGGGTAACATGATCCTTTGTTCTGCTGACGTTGCTTCTGCATTAACAATGGCTGGTGTACTAGACTACACTCCTGCTCTAAATGCTAACCTTAACGTAGACGATACAGGCAATACATTTGCAGGTATATTACAAGGTAAGTACAGAGTATACATCGATCCATATTCTGTAAACGCTAATGCTGCTTCACAGTACTACGTTGTAGGATACAAAGGTTCTTCACCTTATGACGCAGGATTATTCTACTGCCCATACGTTCCACTACAGATGGTTCGTGCTGTGGGAGAGAACACCTTCCAGCCAAAAATCGGATTTAAGACTCGTTATGGTCTTGTTTCCAACCCATTTGCTGAAGGAACAACTGCAGGTCTTGGTCGTATCACTGCTAATAGCAACAGATACTACAGAAGAGTTAGAGTTAACAACCTTATGTAATTTGAGATTACATATTTTCTTAACAATTGACCCCTTTACAGGGGTCTTTTTTTATGCTATGGTATATTTGAAATAAAATAAACACACATGAATAGCGTTGACATTGAAAAATTAGCAGATGATATTAGGTCTGGTAATTATAAAACTGAAAAGATTGGGTTAGATCAATTTTTTGATGTAGATCCTCAAGGAGTAATCTCTCCTATAAAAGAAAAGAGAATTCAAGTTCGAGAAAAAGATAGAGATATTGATCGCGTTATGCGTGGTGTTAATAAAATGGAAGAAACTGGAGATAAATCTGGTGTTGAACCACTTACTATTATCAAATATTCAGATAATACTTATAAAATTGACAATGGTAATCACACATCTGAGATGTTGTACAGATTGGGAGAGAAAGATGCTGATGCATTTATAGTTGATTTTGATACACAACTTGGTAGTTCACACGCAAATTGTCTAACTCTCGGAAATCTCCTTAATAAACAACCTATTGAAAAAGTAGATGTTCATGATGCAGACATTAAAAAAGAACTTTATGAGATATTAAATGAAGAACTTGAGAAAAATGGTGGAAATCCTCTTGATGATGCAAAGTTAAAGCAAATTAAAGATAGTGTATCTGGTAGATACCCACATGTCAAAAAGGCAACTATTGGACAATGGGTTAATAATCATGGTGTTGTTGGTGGTCGTAGTAAGGGAACATTAATTACTTACTCAAATGGACAATTACAATCTCAGCAAGACTATCTCCAGAATATGCAAAGATATAAATCTTATGCTATTTTACCTCCAAGAACTGTAAGATCTTATGTGGATACTGGTATTGCTGAAGCATTTCGTAAAATGAGAGATGAGGGTAAATATAATTGTCTTGTAATTTTGTATGTTGATAATGTTACTCAAAGAGATCAGTGGGAGAATGGTTTAGAAGATAAAATTATAGAAGAGTTTGATACTCTCTCAGAGTACTGGGATTGTAAAATTGAATATGAAATGCTCCGTTACGATTAATATTATTTCTTAAGAATTGACCCCTTTACAGGGGTCTTTTTTTATG